CCGTTTGTCGGAAAAATAGGTCAACTTTTAATGAGAATAACTTAAAATTGAATGAAAGTATATTATGGACATAAAGAAAATCCTAGAGCTCTGGGAAGAAGATAGTAAAATATCTGGAACTTCCTTAGACGAAGATTCACGTAAAACTCCACAACTACATGCAAAGTATCTTGGGTATCTTGCGGATGCAAAGATGCAGAAAACTCGTGCAGAGATGCAACAGAAGTCTTTGTTGAAAGATAAGTGGTTATACTACAACGGTAAGATGGATAAAGACGAAGTAGAGTCTAGGGGTTGGGATTATGATCCACTAGATGGTAAAATCGTGATGAAGGGTGATATGAACAAATACTACGACGCAGACCTAGACATACAGAAGTCTGAGGAAAGGGTTGTGTATTGGAAAACTGTTTGTGAAACTCTTACCGAGATAGTCAACAATCTAAACTGGCGTCACCAGACGATTGGTAATATGATTAGGTGGAAGATGTTTGAGAGCGGATCTTAAGCGCCCCAATTATTACCATCAGAATCTTCAGAACCACTGTGTCTAATAAGTCTACGAATGTAATCAACATTTCTAAACGGGCCTTCGACATCTAGTTTTGCCAGTTCATTTCTATAGTTAGACCACTGCTCTTGACTATCCCATACAGTTGTACGATACAACACTTGATCTGCGGCACTGAAATCAGAAAATGTTGCTGCATCTAATATTGTGGTAACTGCACTTTTCATGTCATTGAAAGCTGAAGTTGGTGTATCAGAATCACCTATATCTGCGAAGCCTTTGGCGTGTGATGAATAACCACTTCTAATGATCTGTTGTGCAAAATCAGAATCGTTATTCCAATCATCAGATGAACTTGATGTAAACTTGTAAACTACCGTATGTGCCATTTTGTATCCTCTGGTTTATTGTGTTATTTATACGTTTTTTATTCTCTAATTGTATCTAATGTTGTACAATGATGACCACCAAGTAAATATCTTGAGTGAGGTAACTTGATGCCTATACTTTCTATACCCACTCTATTTAGTTTTTCTCTAATAATAAACTGATCAGGATCACACACAACCAACTCAGGATTGATACTCAGTATATTTAGTGCCATCCACTTAGTAGAAATCTGAGGCGTGATAGTACGAGTATCTTTTATGTCATCTTTTGAGATCCACAATTTATCCCAGTTTTCCATAAACGAAGGAATTGTCTCTTCTGTAACTCTTTCACTGTTCAACATCACCAATCCTTCTCGGAGTGGTACAATTGTAGAATCTATATGACTTCCATGATATACAGTCTTAGGAACGGTGGTAACTCGGTACTCGTGGCCAAGAATGTTTTGTAACCATCTTGCACCAGCAAAGTTACCAGTAGAACTTATAAGAAATAATATTTCATCATTGCAACGCATGACGTTTGCGGCATCAAACATATATTCAGAATCTATATCGGGGAATGTGATATACGATCTACCAGTCAATTCTGGTAATAGTGCTTCCTGTTCCATCATACGATCCTTTAGATGCATGGGAGAACAAATAACTTTATCACCGATAATTAGAATACTATCTCTTGGTGAGTAACACCCAAACCCATTTCTTTTTTGATAGTTTATCTCGGTAGGACGAAGTACTTTGACACCTTCGTTTTCGAGAACTTTTTTAAAGGATTCGAGTGCATTATTAGTTTGATATATAATAGAGTTGGGAACTTTACCATTAGGTGCGGTTTTAAATTTAGAACGAAAGTCTTTTGTATCTGGCCAGTTCATATGATCGGCAGTACCTAAGATTACCTCTTTTAGAGTATCCCATTCGTTATTGGAGTTTATAGGTATCATGGACAACCTTACTGTTAAAAATTTAAATCACAGTGTTTTGCGTGTAGAATGTGATCATGGAATTGCAAATGAATTGAGTGACTTCTTTTCTTTCTATGTTCCTGGCTATAAATTTATGCCCGCGTATAAAAATCGCGTATGGGATGGTAAGATCCGTCTGTTCGATGTGCGTACAAACGAATTACCTGTTGGTCTGTTTCCTTTTTTAAGAGAGTTCGCAAAACCTCGGAACTATCCTGTTATTGTAGAACACGACAAATTCTATGGTAGTCCAGATGCAACTAACGGCATAAAACCTGATTCTATATTAGAGTTCATAAAATCTGAACAACTCATGTCGAGAGGATCGCCCATCAAGGTCAGAGATTATCAGTTTGAGGCAATCTGCGAAGCATTGCACAAGAAACGATCTGTTTTAGTATCGCCGACTGGTTCTGGTAAATCCTTAATTATATATATCTTGATTAAGTACTATTTAGGAATGTTGAACGATGTTCGTGGATCTAAAAAGGTTTTAATTATTGTACCGACTACCTCATTGGTACAACAGATGTATAACGACTTTGAAGACTATGGTATGTTAGTCGAGAACGCTTGTCACAAGATCTACTCAGGGAAAGATAAAGAAACCAACAAGGGAGTTGTAATTTCTACATGGCAGTCTATATACAAACTACCAGCCAAATGGTTTGAAAAATTCGGGTGCGTAATAGGTGATGAGTGTCATGGGTTCAAGTCTAAATCTTTGACAACCATTATGAATAAATGTAGGGAAGCAGAGTATAGGTTTGGTACGACAGGTACACTCGACGGTACACAGACACACGAACTGGTATTACAGGGGCTATTTGGAAAGATATATAATGTAACAACAACAAAGAAGTTACAGGACAATAACACACTTTCTAAACTAAACATAAATGTACTACTACTAACATATCCAGAAAAAATCCGTAAGGAGTTTGGTAGAAAAGAATATCACGACGAACTGGATTTTATTGTCAAACACGAAGGTCGGAATAGGTTAATAAAAAACCTAGCACTGGATCTCAAAGGTAACACACTCGTTCTATTCCAGTATGTCGATAAACACGGTAAACCACTATTTGAATTGATTAGAAATGCAGCCGATGATCAAAGGAAAGTATTTTATGTATCAGGGCAAGTCGAAGCCTCAGACCGAGAAGTCATTAGAGGAATTGTTGAATCTCAGAAGAACGCCGTTATCGTCGCGAGTCTTGGCACGTTTTCTACTGGTATTAATATTCGCAATCTTCATAATATTATTTTCGCTAGTCCTTCTAAATCTCAGGTAAGAGTATTGCAGTCGATAGGTAGAAGTCTAAGAAAGAGTGATGATGGAAGTGACGCAACATTATATGATCTCGCAGATGATCTACATTGGAAGTTAAGAAGAAACTTTACATTAACTCATTCTGAGGAAAGAATAAAGATCTATGCAAAAGAACAATTTAGTTATAAGATACATGAGGTAAAACTATGAGAGATATAAAACAGATAAAACTCACTACTGGTGAGGAATTAGTTTGTGACGTTCTTGATCTAATAGAAGACGAATATACAGAGGCAATGGTTGTTACAAACTGTCTAACTATCTTATGTCAAGAAGATCGTAAACGCGAAATCCGTTGGTATACCTTTAGACCGTTTATGTTGCATCAAGACGCAGATCAACAATTAGTTATAAACACTCAGAACATAGTATGTTTAACAAAACCAGCACAGGGTGTACTTGATTACTTTAATACATACTTAGACAATTTCAGAAAGATAAAGAAAGAAGAAGAAGACTTCGTTAGAGAAAATATGGATGTCACGTTCTCAGACGACGATTCTGATCTAAATAATCTGATTCGTTTTCCAGGCCCTAAACCAAGGGTACATTGACCCACCGCAAAAAACCTTAATTTATTATACAGGAGATTCGTTATAGAGTCAACCCCACAAACTTTTTTATTTAACCTGTAGACTTTTCCTCAGAACTGTTGTATAATAACAGTAATATATGCTAGGAGTATATGATGAAACTAAAACCAAAAGAGAAACCGCATTACGTAAACAATGCAGACTTCTCACAAGCAGTCGTAGAATACTGCAAAACTGTAATCGAAGCAAAAGAGACAGATGATCAGTTACCAATTGTAACAGACTACATTGCATCATGTTTCCTAAAGATTGCAGAAGGATTATCCCATAAGTCAAACTTCATACGGTATACGTACCGAGAGGAGATGGTTATGGACGCAGTAGAGAATTGTCTAAAGGCAATAGAGAACTACAACATAGAAGCCGCAACACGTACAGGTAAACCAAACGCATTTGCATATTTTACGCAGATCGCATGGTTTGCGTTTCTACGTCGTATTGCTAAGGAAAAGAAACAACAAGACATTAAACAGAAGTGGATCTCTCAATCTATGATTGGTGATTTCACTGAACTGGACGAAGAAGGTAATGGAACTGGAACTGGTCAGTACTTTGTGGATCAATTGAAGAAACGTATCGATCAAATCAAAGAAAAAGATACCTCTTTAAAAGATTTTAAGAAAGAAGATAAGAAACGTAAGAAGAGAGAAATTATTTCTACGGACTCTGATCTTGGAGAAATACTTAAATGAAGGTCGCAGTTTTAAATGATACACATGCTGGCATACGCAATAGTTCTGATATTTTTACTGATAATGCTGATAAGTTTTACAGCGAAATCTTCTTCCCATATCTTATTGAAAACAATATTAATCGCATTATCCATTTGGGTGATGTTTTTGACAATCGTAAGTTTATCAACTTTAAGTCTCTTCACCGCTATCGTAAGTCATTTCTGAGTAAACTACGAGAACACAATATCCATATGAATGTGATATTGGGTAATCACGATACGTTCTTCAAGAA